ATTTTGTATTTCTCCTAGAAATACACTTCCTTGTTCATTACTAATACTACCAGACATATCAATTGCAATAGCAATATCAATTGTAGTATCATAGTTCATTCCAGGAAGAATAGCACCAGTGTGCCAAGCCTTCCTACTAGGACGTTGGAATGTAAAATCATTTTTAATAGTAGACTGAATCTGTTGTTGAAGTATTTCTCTCCAATTCATCTTAGGCTCAGTAAACTCTTTAATCATTCTTTCAACTTCAGCAGGTAAGTTTCCTGCACCAGCCGCCTGTGCGGCACCTAACATATTTTCTTTTATTTCATCACGTATCTTTTTAAGTTCATCTTTAGAATAACTAGGCTTGCCACCTTCTTTTTTACCTTTTTTGCTAGGAGCAGGACTATTGCCGTCGCTGTCTTTATCCCAGTCAATATGTTCATCAAGTAATTTACCTAATTGTTTTAATTCTTCTTCGTCATACTTTTTGTATATTTCATCATATACTGCTTCTGAAGTCCAACCTTCATATTTAAAATCTTGGAAAATAGGAATATCTCTTGGCTTTTCACCAATGCCATCTCTAACAAGTGTATTGTTTACAATATAGTCTGCCGCGATATTATGTATCTGTGGATCTCTGTCTTCACGTCTTGTCATGTGATCAAATACACAATGAAGTATTTCATGTGCAATAACAAATTCAACTTCTTTATTTGTCATATTTGCAAAAAACGGAACACTATAAAACAAGTGTCTACCATCTGTTGCCGCAGTAGGGCACCAGTCTGATGCTTCTTTAATAACAAGCCTTGTAGCCATGTTACCAAAGAAAGGATGTCTAAGTAATAGTCCTACTCTTGCTACTACTATCTTATCGAATACTTCTTTACGTAATTCGTCAGTTACTTCAATTTCTGGAGTTTCTACTTTTTCTAATGTTTCAATTGTCATTGTGCCTATTCCTTATTATTGTTTTATATTACTATATTTAATGGAATTTGTCAACCAAAAAGATAAGGGGGAGAACCAAAATCCTCCCCCCGTAATTGGTTAGGCCGCCTGTGCCGCCGAGATATACTTACCAAATTTTTCGTGGAATTCATCAAAACATTCAACTTCATCCGGATCAATTGGTAATTGATATTGAGTAAGTGCAAGTTTGATACCCATGACAACCAATTCAGTTTCAAAGTTATCCATTGCAAATCTCAAGAAGTTATTAACCTTATCGGCAAACTTCTTATCTTTTTTATCGCAGGCTTCTTTTAGTTCATAACAAAGTGAGACTGTTAAGGAATACATGGCACTGATTTCTTTAGTCTCTAACTTCTCAACCTTGCCGGACAATATGTCTGTAGGGTTAGGAAGTTTTGAAGCCACCTTACGGTGTGCCATGAACTTCACAGCCAGGCCTTCGCCAACTGCACCACTAACCAAATCGGTAGTGGTATTCTCGTCATCGTCATCCTCTAGCAATTCGGATACAAATGACCAAGAACGAGGTGTTGCAAAAGATCTACTTGGACTCTTAGGATCAAAGTCATACAAGTCTTTCTTTGCAAAAGTCAAATAACCTACAACGTCTTGGTGAATGTCGTTTGCAACTGCCCACTGAAACCAATCATCAAAGTCCACTTTAAGTTCTAAGTGAACAAATCTGTTTGCCAACGGAGCAGGCATTCTATAAACAACACCTTTATCTGCTTCTCTGTTACCAGCGGCAACAATCAAAACGTTGTCAGGAAGTTTATAAGTTCCAACCCTTCTATTAAGAATAAGTTGATAAGCCGCGGCCTGTACTGCCGGAGCGGCTGAATTCATTTCGTCTAAGAACAATACAATAGTCTTGTACTTCTTAGCCATTTTTGCATCTGGTAATTCAACAGGCGGTGCCCATTTCATTGTGTTATCATTAGAAGCATAATAGGGTATGCCTTTAATGTCTGTTGGTTCCCACAAACTTAACCTTATATCAATTAAGTGTGAATTATCAAATGTATCAGTTATTTGAGAAACAATATCCGATTTACCAATACCGGGAGGTCCCCATATAAAGATCGGTCTTTGTTTTTTGAATGCCCTTAAAATGCTTTTCTTTGCATTGTTAGGACTTACTTGACGGACTGCTAGATTTTCCATTGTTGTACTCCTTTTCTTTGTCATATTCAGTGCCTTATTATGTTTATATAATAGCACCTATTACTCAAAAGGTCAACCAGAAAATGCATTTTTTTTGAAAAAAATGTCCAAAATAATTAAGTATTTACTTGTTCATCTGCCCGTTTTAATGCTTTGGTTAATCCGTACTTACGTACATCTCCACTAAAAAGGCTCAATTCTAGTGCTTTTTTCTCTTTGGTTACGATCATTCCACCACGACCTAACCAATATGGACAGTCAATAAACTTATCCAAAAATATAATAACCTGTGTGGTCATTTCAAAATCTTGGGGAAATGGTATATCATAGGTTGTAAGTTCAAGTTTGCCCTTTACAAATTCTATTCCATCATCAGTTAACCTAAGACCACCTTCTTCTTTGTTTCTAGTATTCTGCCACCATTTTGGCATATACTCTGCTAAGGTCTGTTCGTTAACCGAAATGTTCGCCTGTTTTAGGAAAATTTTTGTATATGTTTCTTTCCAGTTCACTTTACCATTCCTGCTTCGATCAGTCTCTTTCTGTTCGCCAGGTGTTGTTCATCTATGTCTTTTTTGGATTGTCCTTCGTATGCTACTGCAACAGATTCTCTGATCATCCAATCACCCATCATCATTTGTTGATCGGTTTTGGAATCATATATTTCAAACTTGCCTAATATCCTACCAAACTTTCCTGTGGCATCTTTCATTGTTACTAATGTTTGTGTAGAACCTTTAGGTAAAAAACCTTGGACTATTTTCTTGGCATAGAGTCCAAACTTCTTTTCTACTTTATCTCGTGTTCTTGATTCAGGAGTGTCTATTCCATGAACCCTTACTCTTTCTTTGTGCATCCATACACCAAAGCCTAAATCAATATCAACGTCAACAGTATCTCCATCGATTACCTTTACAATCTTACAACGATATCTATACATTATTTTTCCTCTTTGACAACTGTGCCTGTAGTTAATTTAAAAACTTCAAAGTCAGTTGTTTCAAAAAGACTGTTTAATTTTTTAGCAAGATTGTGTGCATGGCCAGGATTGGAAAAAGAAACTTTTTTATATTTAGGACCAGGATAGTTTGTGATAACATTACTAGTCTTTAGATTGAAAGGCTTGCCTTTATAAAACACCGCCCATATGGCTTCACTTTGAAGAATCTGATCACTCTTGTAATTCTTCTTATTAACGTGTTCCAGTATTACTGTCGGTTTAGGTCTGCTCATATACGTAATCCTTTTAGTTAACTACGTATATATTTATCTATAAATGACTGATTGAGTGCTATTCTTCTTTAAATCCGCCACCATCCATAGAAACTTCAACTGGCGTTGATTCTATTTTTCCTACGGTGTTACTTACAAACTGTTCTAATGTGCCGTGTAAACGTGCTTCTATTTCGCCTACAGTAAAGGCTAATTGTTTTGCCTGTTGTAATGGCATTCTAATCTCTTGTTGATTAGATAGGTCAGCACCTTTTACTTGTTCTATAAACAGTTGTAGAGGTGTCGTATTAATAGGTTTATTTGTTTGCATTGGCTCTACTTAACTCCTGTCTCATTACTATTTCTGTTCTAAAAGGACCTTTGGATTCATAGTTTTCAATAGTAACTAATTTAGGACAAAAACTTCTTACCCAGCCTTTGTCAAATCTAATAATATAGTATCCTGCACAATATAAACTTTTACTCTTTTTGCTTTTTGTAAACAAAGGAAGTTTACGTTTTACATCATACATTTGATTAAAAGGATTTACACTAGTTGGATATGTATGTACTTCTTTTTTCTTTTCGGAATCTTTATCACTTATGCTTGTACCCCAATTGATATCATTGAATGTATTTTTAAGTTGTCTTTCATTTTCAAAGAAACTTGTTCCTGTATCACAACAATACATAAATGTCTTATCGTTATTTTTAGTGAGTGTGCCTACACGTTCACCGTCTTCTTCAATTATCCAAAACTTTCCACTTACTATTGGATTCGCTTTTAATCTTGTCATACTACATACCTCGCATTCAATGGTTCACTGAAACTTTGTGCTTGTTCACTTATCTTAACCATATCATGTTTAGCACAGAACTTCATTAATTTTATTCCAACCTGACTTACTTCTTTAGGAGTTTCGGTTGCATCTTCTATTGTGTCATTTATAATTTTTCTTATGTTTTGTGGTTGTGCAGACAGATCACATAAAATTACATTACGTTCATAATCTTCTAATACTCTGTGTTCTTTGCCTTCATGATCAACCCAACGTTGTAACATCATGTTGTTCCAACTGTAACCTTTTTTGTCTTTATCCGCAAATGCTTCTTGTAATCCAACTTTATTTTTTGTACCTTTTACTCTTACACCAGGATATGCAGAAAATACATTATCACTAGTATCGCCTCTCATACATTTTTCAAATAATAACCATTGTGGATTAGGAGCCTCTTTTTCTTTGCCTGACTTTTTATCTATAACTCTTTTGCCTTTGTCATCAAAGTAGCCATCATGTTTAATTGTTGTATTGCTTACACCATTGTATTGTGTTACGTTAGGTGCTACAAGTTGTGCAAAGTCACCATCTGTACTAATGATGATGTGTTCATCTTTAGGATGTGCTTGTACCCAACCTGCAATTAAATCATCTGCTTCTAAATTTTCATTGTGTAATACTGTACAATTAGTCTTACCTTCAATGAAAGTTTTAAACTCGTCAAATGTTTCCCAGAATACTTCTTCTTCCTCTTGTTGTGCGGCAGTTAGTACTGCTCTTGCATCACTTCTATTTCTTTTATAAGGAGCATAAAAATCTTTACGCCAACTTCTACCTTCTAAACAAAATACAACATGATCAGCATCGAAATCATTCCATGCTTTTCTAATGCTATTAAAAGTAACGTGTAAAGCCATGCCAATTTTTTCATTCAAATTGCCACGTATAATGTGCCTTGCACGAAAGAATGTATTTGCGGTATCTACGAGTATGTACTTCATGTCTTTATTATAACTGCTTTATTTGTTTGTGTCAACTTCTTTTTTTTGTTTTGCTAATTCTTCTGCTCGTTTTTTATTAACTTCATCAAGTATAGATTGGTTCATAAAATCTACACATTTGAATTCATCTTCATTAAATGTTCCTTTTAATCTTAAATCATATGCTAGGCTTACTCTCTTCTTTGCTTCATCGTGTTCATCTGTAAAGTGTGGGCAATAACTTGGAAACAAAGTGTTCCCACCTTTTTGATTAGGCAATGAAATTTTACTTAATACATCATATGGTGAATGATAAGTTGTTTTACTTTGATAATCGTCAAGATGCATATTACCACTTAAATAACTATCTGGTTGTGATCCATGAGCATGACTTTCCATCTTTTGTCCTTGCTTCATAACATTCGCCCAACAAACAATTTTAAGTTCCTTTAGTTCTACTTGTTGTGTCGTAACATATTGTAAGTAACTATACTGTAAAAATTTTAAAAGGCCATTAACTTCAGGAATATCTTTGTATCTAGAAAAAATATTGTACTTGCCAAATCTAGTAGTGACGTCATCTGGACCTAATCCTGTGCCGCCACTATTAGCATAATCAAATTCTTTTAGAATATTTTCTTCGTCATCTTCTAAGGTCTTTCTTACTGTATCAACTTTTTCTGGCTCCGACCATTGTGTTAACCAAATAGGAATATTCCAACTTGGACTAAATTCAGTTAACGGATGAAAACTTTTTATTCTAATTAAACTCATTACTTAATCTTCTTTCCAATATGACATAGTTCTTTTAATATCATTCTTAAATTTCTTGCAATCTTATATAGAAAAAATACTCCAACTATTAGTATTGCATAGTACGGTAAGAAATACCATAAACTTATATCCATCATTATTTTACCTCCGATTTACCATCTCCGAGATTATCTGTCTTAATATATCCTGCTGGTCTATCCGTGTCAAGACCTTCTTCAGCAAGTACGTTTCTTGCAATGTCTTTGAACCAACCATCAACAATCTCTTCGTTAGTTTCTCCTTTGTAACCAGCATCAATAAGTTGTTCAATAAACTCGTTATTCCAGTCTAGTTCAAAGAATCCATTTCTTATGTTTTCTTTATTGACATGGGTATCTAAAACACCTACCCATGGTTTTCCTGCTTTAGTGGCTATTTCTTTTTCTTTAGCCATCATTTCTTTATGTGTAAGTTCTCCAGGTTTTTCTTTTTTACCTGTTAACTTATCTTTGACTTTGTTAAATAAGTCCTTCATGTTCTATCTCCAATTAGTCGCCAACCCGAGCCATAACTTATGATACAGTAAGTTTCATAACTAGGATGATACTCTATTATTGTATATGTTTTTGTTTTTGGATTGACATATATTGAAATCGGCAAATTGATTGGAATACTTGATAAACCTACTGCATCACGTACAGTGGTTGATTGTATTCCTTCAAAAAGCAGTCTCTCACCCCTTTCGGACAATCCTTCTTCAATTTTGTCTAAGCGAGTACAAATGATTGGTTTATCTTGCCATTCCACTTGTTCTTCTTGACCTCTGACATCTGTAGCCACGGCAACTACCGTAATAAATAATAATATTGCTCCTAGCATTTTCATAATAATAACACCTCCTAAGTGCCTATTGCATTTCCAAATAGATAAACGTGTACTCTAGCCGCAACGTTATAGCCTCTTTGAAAAGCCATTTTAGCAACTTCGCCGGCTGTTGCAGTTTGTTCTTCTTCTCTTGCTCCGACAGGCATAACCCATATTGGCCAATCCACTCCAAGTGCTTTATATTTTTCAATAGCACCTTCCATTTCATCCCATTGACGTTGCTCGGAACCAACAACGAATTTTAATTGTCCTGCTTTAGAAAGTTCTCTATATTCTGCAACCACTTCAGGAATAATTGCTTTTTTAGTTTGCTCTCCTGATACTGTAAACAGTTTAGGACTACAACTAAAGAAAACTTCTTCGTTTATTCTTTTTACCCAATCCTTAAATTCATCTTTAAGTTTTTGTGTACCATTTGTTTCAAATGTCATCGAACTAGGCAAATTGCCTTGTCTTTCTAATTCTTCATATATTCCAACACTTGCCGCCTGTCCTGTAACCATCAAAGGCTCACCTCCTGTAAAACATAAATGTTGTCTTTGATTTGTAACAGGATGTAAAAACTTACCTTCTGGATTTGAATCTGTTTTCAACACATCAACAATCTTGTTTGCAAGTACTTCAGGAGTTTCTTGCCCCATCAAGTGCTTATATTTCTTTGCCCAAGTATAAGAACTGTCACAACCTTTCTCCCATACAGGCAAGTCTTCAACTCTTTTAACTTGACTTACGTCATAATCCAAAAACGGCAAGTCATATGTTTCTGGATTGGTTGGATCTATCTGTCCAAAACCACTGCATTGTAAGTTACAAAGAAAGAAACGTATCCATGCAGTAGGCACACCAGTATAGTGTCCTTCACCTTGAATACTGTGAAATATTTCACTGTAATAATACTTTCTTTCTTTTTTATCCATTATCCAAAGAATCTTTCATACAACTCTATTATAACATGAAAAGTACCATATGTAAAGTCCATTTAGTCCTCCAATCTTATCAAAGGCTCATCTGTGTAACTGTCATTATAATCACCGCTACCCAGAAATTGTCTAGTAGACGTTTCTTTTACAAACATACCGTTTTTCTTACGATACGTAATGTACACGGCTTTTACAACTCCGTCAGTTTCTCGTTCAAAATGCTCTTTCATAGGACCTTCCTTCATTAAACAATCTCCTCAACTATGCCTAACACTTCTGCTAGGAAAAATACTGCTCCTGCACACATCATCAAAAACCCTGAATCTGCAATAAAAATATCTGTATATTCATTTGCTGACCAAAGTATATAACCTGCCCAAACTAAACTACCACTTGCTACAAATCTAAAAACACTTTTAACTAGACTTATAGCAAAGTGATTATCACCTGGATCTTTCTTTGCTATTTTCATTTTACACTTTCCAAATATGCTATCATGTTTTCTGGTGTTGTTTGCTCATAAGGATCATCATCTTGTCCGTCATTATTGATGCCTGGCTCTTGCCACCATTTCTCAATGACACCATCATTAATCACACACATATATCTCCATGATCTATTTCCAAAACCTCTATGGTTCTTACCAATCAGCATACCCATATATCTTGTAAAGTTTCCAGAACCATCTGGAATTACTTTTACGTTTTTAATACCTAGGACCTCTGCCCAAGCATTCATTACAAATGTATCATTTACTGAACAACAATAAATTTCATCTACATTCATTGACTTTATTTTCTCATAATTATTTTCAAAACCAGGAAGTTGATTACTAGTGCAAGTAGGCGTAAATGCACCAGGCAAACTAAAAAGAACTATTCTTTTACCTTTGAAGTAATCTTCTGTTGTCTTTTCAGTCCATACACCTTCGTCAAAACTGCAACCTGCTTCTAGGACTACATCTCCTTCTCTGACTTTAAAAGTTGTTTTAGGAATACTAAATCCTTCTATCATACTTTTTCTCCTTTGTTAAAATATCTCTTACTGTACCATTTATAAAATGCCTTATCTGTAAACAGTTCGGCAATCTCGCTCGCCGGTACTTGGTCGCTTCTAATACATACTGCGAGATCCTCGTATTCGTATGTGTCGACCTTACGTGTCATTTTTTTATCTTTGTAGTCCTCTGCTAGAGTCTGAACCATTCTATCTGTTGTATCAAACAGTTCTAATTGTTTTTCATTGTGTTCCATATGGTTTCCTTGGGTCTTGTTCTAATATTTTAGGTTTATTAAATTTTTTGCCTATTACTTTAGCAACGTAAACAATTACTGCTAACAACAATCCAGATGCTAACATTATGTAAATTGTTCTATGTATGTTTTCAAACAACCACATTTCATAATCGCTTTGTGTTCTTACCATGATGTTCCAGCCTAAGAACGCAATCGCTTCATATATCAATATAGTTTTAAATACGTGGTTCATTATTCAAACCACTTTCTAGTCCAGACTAAAAAGCCGACACTTACAACCATTACCACTATCGCCAATGGGTATGGAAACTTTATCGCTCCAAACAACATGGCAATACCGCCAAATGTAATCATAAGTATCAACTTTAGTCCTTGAAACAATTCCTGAGGGAATATGTCCCATCTATTTCTTTTATTCATGCTCTCCGCCTGGGTCGCCTTTTGGCAAATTAATTTTATAAGGATTGCCTTTCTTATCTCGCATTATCATAGTTTGTCTTCCTCTACCATACGAGTGATAGCCTTTAATAAAGTTAAATGATGCTGGAGACTTTTCAGCAACCTTAAAGGTTGCAACAGTAACCACGACAGCAGTAATGAAGGCTATGTGTGCTATTGAACTATAAGCAAACACTGCC